TTTCATTGCTTTGCTTTTCATACTTGGAGCCGTCGGTTTCCCTACCAGCACCTTTTTGTGGTTCGTGTTTTTTTGCCAAGAGGCACGGTCGTCGTTCTATATTTTGTTTCTTATTAACCTATGAAAATCAGAGGTGAGAGCCGATGTTCGCATTCGTATTCGAGGGGGTGTTATTCGAATTCGCATAGCTGAAGCCTGCATTCGCACCGTTATTCGCATTACCGCTGAACAGGACACCACGAAGAACGACCAACCTTTTCTATCTTACGTCATAACTATCTATTATTAAATTATTTACAAATTGGGTATAAAGCAAAGGCGAGAGCCGAGGTACGCAGACGCATTCGAGGGGGCGCTATTCGAAGCCGCATAGCCGAAGCCCGCATACGCACCGTAATGCGCAGCACCGCCGAACAGGACACCACGAAGAACTGTACCCGATGCAGGAATGTTGGTATAGTGGTAGTCCGCCCAATAGGTTGTTGAACCGCCGCCCACCACCGCTGGCATGATGTCGCCGAACTCACCGAAGACAAGTTCTTTGACGTATGCTTCGGTTCGGGCTTCTTCTCCTCGCAGAGTGTAGCCGTTGTAGTTGCTGTCGTTGTAGTTTGTGGGGTCGTCAGCAACATATACTTTTGATGTCCCGCCGTCAGCAGCCGAGGCGATTTGAATATTGATGCCGTCCGTCCATTTCCAAATGTGTCCGAACGGATTTTCAATACCTCGGTAGCGAGGAACATATACCGTTCCGTGTGTACCTCCCTCGGCGTTCTGCATGACGTATGCAACCTCGCCCGAAGCGTTGCCGAGTTCATCGGTATAACCGCAAGGGACAAACGGATAATAACCGTTAAATCCGTTCCAATCCGGGGTGTTGGTTACTCCGTTGCCGAGGCCGCCTTGTGCAAAGCCGTTTGTGTCCTTTTGGGCGTTGAATGCCGTCTGACAGTTACGGTTGGCGTACTCCACATAGTAAAGCCAAAATACGGCCTTGTATGCGTTGTAGTCAAGGCAATTCCATTCGTTCGTCGCCGATGCGTTACGGAGGCGGGCTGCATTGCGGAAAGCCGTGCGGCTCTTGACTGTAACCGGACGCCCAAGAACAGAACGATACGTTCCGTCCCAATCCGCCTGATTGTTTCCACCCCTGTAATCTGTTCCCATATTGACGACAGAACAGAGTTTGCCCGTGCTGCGTTCCATAGCGGCCTCATACGCCGAAATATACATTTTGGGAACGGCGTGATAGCCCGGCAACGGGTATTCCGATAGTTTGCACCGGCGTATTGTTCCCTCTGTCTCGAACTTGCGATAATGTGCTGGGATTTCGACCATGACCTGACCTTTGGAGCCGTCGAGGGTATGCGCCCTCCAATTTGTCGGGTTCAGGTACTCAACGACCGTTCCGTTATCGCTCAACAAGCAACCCCGCATCCGGTTTTGAATGGGGAGGCTTTTATGGAGAGCGATACTGCCGATACGGGTACACGTCGGCGTCGATACGGTCGTGTCCCATTGGATGCCGCAGGCGCATTGATCTTCGAGGTATGGGAGCATGGTTGCGAGTTTAGCTTGTTTGCTCTCTCCGTCCGTGTCCATAACCTCTACGATGAGTTCGAGAGGATTTACCTCCCCGATATGGGGGAGTTCATTCAACCGCTTCCCGTTATCGAAAGCTGTGATAATTTGAAGCACTTTTGCTTCCTGTTCAGGTGTTAATGCCATAATTGTCTTGTTATTAAGTTAATCTAAAACTACCGTTGCCCATGAGCCGCAATGAGTTTGATTTTACTCGTCGAAGTTCCGGTTCCGCCACCGTAATTTGTATGGTTCGGTAAATTGACGTATTCTCGGTCGGGATAACGTGGATTTTGCTGATACCTGTCCGATTGACTGTGAGGCTTCCGTCGGGTTGAACCGAAACGGCATTATCATCGCCGAGAAACAGCACATTGCGTCCCGTGTTCGTCGGGAGCAGTTCGTATGTTATACGTCTCGGCACGGTGTTTCGGAATGTTATGCGAGGCGGATAGTCGAGGTTCATGCCTGTCGGAATCATTTTGTACTGCCCGACGAGCGATTCTTCCAATTCCTCCAACCTTACGATTGTGGCTCGTGCTTCCTCTGCGGTCTCCCCGGCGAGATTTGCGGCGTTGTCGGCGGCTGTGGCCTTTTGGTCTGCGAGGGCGGCTTTGGAATTGGCGGTGTTCGCTGCTGTCGTTGCTGCCCCGGCAGCTTTGTCCGCTGCATCGGCTTTTGTGTTCGCATTTTTGGCTGCCGTGTCTGCTGCTGTTGCTTTATCCGTAGCATTTTTAGCGGCTGTATTGGCCGCCTCCGTTGCGGTATTGGCATTTTTTGTGGCTGTTTTTGCCGCTTCTGTCGCCGTCTCTGCGGCTGTTTTGGCTTTGTTGGCCGCCGTAGCAGCGTCGTTGGCCTTATCCGCTGCGGTTTTCAGAAACTCCAAACTCACTTTGACGCTCTTATTCAGGGCGTTTACCCCTATGGTATATAATCCGACAAGGGTATCGGCCAAAGGCAATGCGCTGATTTTTATTTTCTTGACACCCATATTGTTATTGTTTTATTTCTGTTAAATCAATCGCAAAATCACCCTCCTCCGTTATAATCCATTCTCCGGATTCGGCTGCGAGGAGGTAATGTTCATCTTCAACTCGGAACGACGTAAAGACCAGCGTAATGGTAAATTTCAGCCAAATTTTCCCTGACGCATAGAACTCCGAAACTGAACCGCTTTTGTAATGACACGGATATTCCAACCCTGTCGCATCGACGTATAACAACCGTTCGTCGGGGCGTGCCAAGTCGTACAGGAAAGCGTCATAATTGCGCCATAATTCGGTTTGTGTAGCCGCCCGCATGAGGCAAGTTACCTTGACCTCTTTTGTCTTGAATGTAACACGTTCCCCGTCGTATATTGCGCCGCCTTGTGTCCCTATGTTGCGGAGCAAGTTTTGTTTCACGGCGGGAGATTTCTCTATCTCGGATAGCGTTCCCTCCAAAACACGTATGCCATAATCCGTCAACTTACGCCCGTCGAGTTCATAATCTCCGTAGGGAGGAACCGTGCTTGCCGGAGCGGTATAGGTGTAGCCGTCCAACGGAAAATCATCAGCGAGGCGAAGCGTAACAAAACCGAGGAACAGAGCGGTATCGAGATTCGTATGTGATACCATGCGGAGGCGGTAAGTACGCCCGATTTCCTTGAAATTGAACGTGTGGTAGGCTTTGTCGGACAACAATTCTATAAAGCCTCCAAGACGGTAATTTTTGCCCGTAAACACGAACTTCATGGAAAATTCTTTGGTGTCCAAGACCGGCTCGGATAAATCCGCCTCGATGCCGTCCTCCTCTTGCCAATCGTTGCTCTTGACCGATTTGAGGCTGGGATATGCGATTAACTCATTATACCCGCCCTCGGAAACAAATGCTCCGTATTGTGCATAGATGTCTATGCTGTCTATATATATCTTGTCTAACATTATACCCAGCATTTGCGGTTTATAATTAACGATATATTTTGTTGGCATAAACCATATTCTTTTCCCAGAGCTGTCTGTGTTATGTTTCCATTCGCAAACCGTTCTCTAATTTCATCCGCAATATTTTTAGTTATTTTTGCAGCTCCGCTGGTTTGTTTCAATACACTTATTCTGTGTTTGTGGTTTTCTCTATGGGTAACCCATTCAAGGTTTAGTACTCGATTGTCGGACTTATTCCCATTTATGTGGTTTATTTCCGGTTTGTTATCAGGATTGTCTATAAAGGATTGTGCAACAACTCTATGGACTCTCACATATTTTGCAACACCTGACATCCCTAACATTACGGAGTGGTATCCGTTGATAGAGTTGATTTTGGGCTTTAATATTTTCCCTCGAATCGTTCTTGTTGTATTGCGAGAAGTAACCGTCCTATCGAGACTACGAATCCTTCCTAAATTAGATACTTGGTAATATCCCTCATAGCCAACAATATCTTTCCAAATTTCTGTTTTCATAGTCATTGCCATTATTGTAGTAAAAACTTATATCTATCAATGGCAAATATAAACAAAAGTGATTGTATTATAATCATAATCACCTTGTTTCTTTTATGCTGTATTTTCTAATTCTGTGACTTAATATTATTTTTGCATCTAAATTCAATATTACAATAGTATGGAACGATTAATTCTATTATGCTGCTCGCTTGCATTGCTTGTTGGGTGTACAAAAGAAGATGATGCCAAGAAAGAGCAGGAAATATGGGTAAAGGGTTATACTGCATTTTTACCAACATCAACTTACGAAAGTGCCAGTGTCGAATTCTTATTTTTCAACGCTGATAATGAAGAAGTATTCAAAGTTGATAGTAAGATATTTGACGGGGAAATTTATGAATACCAATCTATAGAGGATGAAACATTTTCTTTGTTAAGTAACGGGAAGTTATCTATGACGGACGGAACAATTGTTGAGGCATATAAAATTGTTAGAGCTTCGCAATTATCTGATGCATATACAAACCTTATACTTCCTATTGGTAGGTATTATATATGTGCCATATATCAAGGCCGTACAGATGGGTATTGGTGTTTATATTCAAAAAAATATGCGGGGATGTATTTTGATGTAAAATCCCAATATAATCCAATTGATATTAGTGTCGTTTTTCCATGTGATTTACATAGATATGGTCATATAGAATGGTGCAAATGGGGAGACTCATTTAGCTATGATTTTTCCCATTAAGTCTTCAATTTAATTCCTTTCAGTGCCATATCGTCCACACTATGCCGTAACGCATTAAGCCCCGAACGCATTTCGGTTATATTGGTATCAATAGCGTGCAGCCTGTCGGTGTTCGTTTCGATACCTGCGAGGTGTACAAGCATTCGTGCGCTGTTAGCGACAAGAATGTTCGTACCCTCCCGAATGCCGAAAACATTGGCGTCAATGGTTTGCAGTCTGTCGGTGTTTACCTCAATCCGTGAAAAGTCGTGCATTTGACTTGCTGCGATACTGTTCACAGCCTCCCGAATGTCGAATGTGTGGCTCTGTATGGCTGTAAATCGCCCGTTCAGTTCATTGACGCTATCCTGCGAGGCGGTGGCAATACCTTTTGACGTAGCCTCTCGCCCCGTATCGTCAGGTTGGAAAATATCTATGCCTTTTGCGGCTGCCATATCCTGATATAATTTCATCAGGTAATTGGCATTTTCCTGTTGCGATAAAGCCTCGTCCGTTAAATTGGAAAGTATGCCCGCATATCGTGCAAACTTTTCATCGTCGGAAAAATTACCGTTTTTCATTACCTCCAACATCTGCTCCTGCGCTTTTTCCATAATAGGGGCAAGCGTAACGGAGTAAATCATCTGCTGTGCGAGGTCTTCCAGCATTTCGGACACAGAGTTTGAGAATGCCTCTGCCGCATCCGAACCGTTCTTGAATGCATCTACAAGAGCATCGGACATCGTATTGCCGAGTTCTCCGAAAATGCCGCTCAAATAATCCCGCACCTCCTGCATAGCTTCCTCGTATTGTTCGTACAAGTCGATCATATTTTGGAGGGCGTTTTTGTCCTCGTCGGACATCTTGCGAGTATTGATAATGGATTGGGCGAGTTCTTTGTTAAATTCGCCGTTTGCCTTTATCAAATCGGGATATACGGATAGAACGCTGCTGTATAAATCTTTCCCTTTTCCCCAGCCGAAAAGTCCCGTTTTCTTGTGGCCGGTCACGATTTCAATATCGGCAAGTCCGGCATATATCTGTTTCAGCGTGGATTGTGCGTCTTTAATGCCGAATAGAGATAGGAAATTATAGCGTCTGCTTTGGGCTCTCTTTTGGGCGTCAGTTCCGGCCATAGCTTCGTTGAGGTCTGCAAGTGCTTGCTTATAGACCTCGATAGATTGCATGGCTTTGCCGTATTCGTCGCTGCCGAATATCGTAGTTCCTTTTTCGTACAATAGGTTCTGCTCCAACAAGAGCAGATTATATTCCCTCTGTTGCGCTATTTGCGAATTCATTACGGCGGCGAGGGCTTCTCTGTGGCGTTCTGCCGCCTGGCGAGCCATCGAGAAAATAGACGATATGCCGGACACTACGCTCGTTATGCCTCCGAGTATATCGCCTGTCATAATCTGCCCGGCACCGGCGGCTGCGGTTCCGATTCCGGCAAGGGTGTCCGTTAGAATGCCGATATTTTCGCCTATGCTGCTATCTCCGAAAATGTTGCTCAGGTCATCGCCGAATTGTTTTACATGCGGGGCAATCGTATTTACGGCGTTGCCTATGTTCATTATTCCGGCTCCGATATTGTCTTTGCCTCCGGACTTTATTTGGTCGATTGCATCGTTAATATCGTTGGCAAATTGTTTGAACGGGCTTTTAGAGCCTATTTCGCCTTTGAGCCGTTTAATAGCGTCTTGTATTTTCTTAATTACCTCCGGCGATCCTTTCAGCGATTTTAATTGCTCATCGGTAAAACCTAACGGGATTTCCGCACCGTCTTTGCCTTTCAAGTAGTCAAGTAGCGATTCCGTTTCGGAAATAATATCCTCGATTTGCGAAACGGATTTTTTGGAGGCGTCCTCGAACAATCTTACCCATAGGTCGCTTTCCTCCATCATCGACTGTGCGAGGGCGGTTAAGGCTTCATCCCGACGCTTCTCGGCTACTTCGGCGGCCTCGTTTTCTCCGGCTTCACGTAGCTGTGTAATCTTGCCGTTATATTCTTCGACAATGTCGGCTCGTTGCTGCTCGTATGTGCGGAATTGTTGTAAAAGCGCATCCAATTCCTCCTGCTGTTTTTTCGTCTGTTCGGATATGGCATTGTCGGTATCGAAAGCTGCTTGCAGGTTGGCGGCGTCGATTAGGTGCTGGAAAATCGAGCCGTCGAAATTTCCAGCATCCCGCCCGCTGTCCGTCCATGCCTTTAACGCCTCGGCTCTCGTCTTTTCGATAGCGGCGATAGTCTGTTGTCGGTCAAACTCGATTAGAGCTATTTTATCCTCGATTTTATTCCGTTGCAATTGAATTTCCTCGGATGCAAGTTGCTCGTTGGCCGCAAGTATGATTTTTTCGTACTCACTGAATGCCTTTGCTGCATCGTTTGAATCCGCTTTGACTTTTTTAGGGTCAATACCCAGCAAAGTATTGAGCTTGTTTTGAGCATCTTTAAGTTGCTTTTCTTTATCCTCAATAGCTTGTGCAAAGTCGGGAATGTCATTTCCTTGCCCAGCTCGCAGAGCGTTCAATTCGCCATTGAGAGTTGATACGAGTAACCGTGCTTCTTCAACCTGTTCGGAGAAACTTTTGAATTTGGTCGCTTCACCACCGGAAGTTTTAGGGCTTACAATGTCGGTATACGTGGAACTGAATTTCTTAAAATCGGATTCAGCGTTAGTGAGTACGCCTTGAAGTCTTTGGATTGACTTTCCGAGGAAATCCACATCGTTTACATCCCAACCGCCAACACGATTGATAATGTCAATATTGGATTCCCCGAATGTTTCATTCCCTGCACGGAAAGCCTCTTTCCATGCATCGACGTTCGCATAGTTGTTCTTGGCTTGAGCAGCCCGAAAAGCATCATATATTTTTTCTATGCTGAAATACCCTCCATTCTTAACATCGTTAAGTATTTGGTCTACATAAGCGGTAAATCGGGCTTGTTGTTCCGGCGTGTTAAGTTCTTTTGTCCAATCTCCGAGTTGGGCATAAAACTTTTTCGTGGAATCGGCAAGGTCTTCGATAGGCTCTTTCAAAAAACTGTCTTTTGACTTTGCTATCTGAAAATCAATAAGCGATTTTTTGGCCTCAATGTAAGCATTTGATATATCCTCGACAGTCGATTGCTCTGAAAGTAAATTAGATAAATATTGTCCATAATCGGAGTTAAATTGGCCTATGGCCTTATTCCGTTCTTCCGAACCTTGTTTGGCTTTATGAATAGATTTATAAAGATCGTCGAGTTTTTTTACTTCATCTTCGATGTTCTTCTTTAATTCGGCCTGCGCTTCTGCTGCCTCGTCGGTTTCTGTCCGGAACATACTGAACGCCGTTGCAGCGGCTGCAACAACGGATAGAACCAATCCCAGCGGGTTAGCCTTGACTGCCATATTGAAAAGCAACATGGCATCCTTTGCTCCTTTGACACTTTTTGTCAGGGATAAGAATGCCGATACGTTGCCCCATATAGCGGAAATCTTGTGCGCTGCGGCAACAGCCAAAACCGCAGCCTTATACGTCCCATACGTCGCAATGACCGTAAGGAGAATTTTTCCGACAGTTTCCCAATTTTCGACGAGGGAGGAAACGATGTCGAGAGAGGTTTCTATAATTCCTTCTGTTGATTCCCCGATTTTATCGAACATCTGTTCGATATTGTCTTTTATGTTGGAGATGCGTCCCGCTATCCCTGCACTTTGCTCTTTCATCAGACCTCCGAATTTACTGCCCTCATTTGTGAGGTTGATAATAGCCTGTTCTACTTCGGGGAATCCAACTTTACCCTCCGTTACGAGGTCTCGCACCTTGCTTTCCGTGACACCAAATATGTCTGCCAGCTCCTCGGCGATAGGAATACCACGACCGAGAAACTGATTAAGGTCTTGCGTATACATTCGCCCTTGTACCATTGTAATGCCGTACAAATACGCAAGGTCTCCAATGGGTATAGATAAGCCTGCGGCTATATCTCCCAGTCGGATGAGAGTGTCATTTATCTTTTCAGTTTCAACACCATAGGCAAGAAGCTGTTTTGCGGCGTTCGCTATATCGGACATGCCGAAAGGCGTTGTAGCGGCCGTCTTGATGAGTTGCGACATCAAAGCGTCAGCTTCTTTCTTATTGCCAATCATCGTATTAAAGGCAATTTCGAGTTTCTGCATCTCGCCCCGAATATTAACGACCTGTGCGGCAAATTCTTTCAGTTTGGATGCCGCAAAAACTCCTACTATCGTTTTCCCGATACGGTTAAAAGCGGCGTCTATGTTGTTGCCCTCTTGGACGGCTGTTTGGCCGATGTTCTTCAAAATATTGCGAGATTCGGCAGCATCCGCCCGTAGCTGGTTGTTATCCAACCCCAAACCGTAGTATAATTTGCCTTTTTCGTTATTCATTACTCACCGAATAAAATTGCGTGAACTTTATCCCTATTGCGTGGGTCGCTTGCGTTTATTACATCCTCTTTGCTCTCTTTTTTGCTGTCTTTGGGCTTTTTATAGCTTGGCAGAACTGCCCCGTACATAATCATATTGGCATAGCTCATATCGTACAGGACATATTCGAGCGGAAGATTAAACCCTTTGACAGTTCCTGCGATTACTGCCCAGATGCTATCGTTTCCACCTCCCTCGTCTGTCGCAGCAGATTTATCTCGGTCAGGAAAGTGGTAAGCCCGAAAAAATCGGCAACCTGCGACCTTTGTAAGAGCCGTGCGGCCAGGTTGTGTAGTTCTCTCGGCGTGATGTCTTCCAGCAGGGATTTTGCGAGTTCGGCTTTGTGGTCGATAGTTTCCTCGACCTCCACTTGTTCGGTTTCTTTGACAAACCCCCAAAATCGCCGCTTTTCGACCGTTTTGACCGCCTTGTGTGTTTCGGTTAAGCCCTTTGCTCCGAGTATCATAATAGCGATGATTTCCCCCATAGGACGGCAATCCTTACCGATTGCCAATACCTCGTCCACGATTCGCTCCGTGTCGAGTTGAATTTTAGGCATCCGAGCAACGGCCTCCGATGCCAAAATCAGAGTTGCGGCACTCGGTGGGGCAGCTTTATATACCTTATCGCCAACGGTTATCTCCTCCGTCTGTTGGAGAATTGTTTGGGCAACTTTGGTTTCAATATTTTCCGGCATAACTGTATTTTATTTATGGCGAATTCGCCGTATTTTGTTTGTAGCGGGAGTTGGATTTGCACCAACGACCTCCAACCTATGAAATTGGCGAGCTGCTATCTGCTCTATCCCGCTATGTGCGGAGGTTTAACCCCCTCCGCATAGGGTTTACGCCGACTTGGTGTACGGTTTGAGGGTTTTACCCGTTTCCGGCTTTTTTGCGTCGAACGTGTATTTCCACAACTTACCGTCAGCCGAAGACCACGATTCCGTTACCGATACCGTTGCATTCTCGATAAGGAAGCCCTCGCATGCCTCATCCTCCGGCGTCAGGCGGACGGCATAGTTATCGACGATAACACCGTCCTCGTCCTCGATAGGCTTCTCATCGCCTTTCTTGACGAAAATCTCCAACTCGAAGACGTACTTGTTTTTACCCCTGCGGGTATCGACGACATCGCCGCCCTCCTCGGTCGCTTCCTTTTTCGTTCCCTCGGTTGTCGTCAGTTTGGCCGTGTCTTCCTTGATTTCGGGAAATGCCGTCCATGTGGGCGTCGGTTCCGTCGGAACTGCGCCATTTACACTTTTGGTAAACTCTACCGTCGGTTTACCCCAGCTTAATACAGACATATTCTTAATGTTTTAATGGTTTGTTAGTCAATGTATTCGTACTGCAATTTAACCACGACGAAATGCTGATGTATCTCAGGCTCTTCCTCCGTGTAAATTGTCTGCTGCAACTTGAACTTGTAATTCGATACGGCAGCCGTCAGGCTATCCACCCAATCCGCTGCGGCTTTTTCGAGCGTTTCGCAGCGTTGGCCGTCCTCCACGAGAACTCCGTTTTCGTAAGGGTCGATATCGGGACAATAGATATTTATGGTTACGACGCCTGTTTGTATTTGGCCGGGGAGGCCGGTCGTGAAAATCACGATAGCGTCCTCGGCTTTTGAATCCCTCGGGCGACAACCCTTGCGATATACTTTCCCCGATATGATTGAGGGGAGGGTGCTGCTTTTCAGCAACGCCAGCACATCGCTTTGTATCTGTTTCCCTGTCTTTGCCATTACCGTTTTGTAAATCCAAGTTGTTTCATAAGGCTCGGTACGAGTTGTTCTGCCAACAGTTCTGCGCTATCCAACACGTTATATCCCCTTGCCGATACATGGGCAGCATAGTTCATCCCTGCCACCACAATCAAGACAATGCCGGACGGGAACGCTTTGACGAGCTGGCGGGCAAATGCAGCCCCGCCTTGCGCTCCCTCATTTCCTCCCTTAATAGGGGTAAAATCGCCCATCTTAACAATCTTACCGTCTTTGACTATCACATAGCCGGTGGAGCTGCGGAGGTTGTGAGTGCGGTCTAAATAGGAACCGTTATTACGGGCTTCATTTAGGCATTGCTCACCGACGTAGGACAGATTATAGATGGTTTGCTGTTCAATCCTCTGTATCTGTTCTTCGAGGTACGCATCGACCTCCGACATTGGTGTTATCTGTTTTACTCCCATATCAGACAAGAATCCGGATTTGACATACTGCCTGCAACGGCTCTACTTCGATGACGGAGAATTCTCCGAGGATTTTTCCGTTGATGTCCCGCAACCGTAGCATTTCAGCATCGTAGGGCTGCTCGTCTATGAGGATTTCATAGGAGGCGATTGTAAATGCCTCGCCGTTTGCCCTGCCTTTGTTGCTGTATTTATTTGCTCGGTATTGGCACTCGATAGGTTTGCCCCAAGAAACAGACGGGGCGATAGGATAGTCCGTATCAGGGTCTATTCCTCCGCCTGTCTTTATCTTCGTTTCGATTGTGCCGTTTGCAATAATCATCTCTATTGAGCGTATTGCCAGCGAAAACCGCCAGCAGTTTTTTGGATTCCTCTACATGCTTTTGAAATATGAGAGCTTCCTATTCCGGTTATTCTCTCCGCTTCTCGTACTCCGAAGAACGTGTTAATGACTTTACCATCCTGAATCTGATAGACAATTTTGGAGTAGGGAGAGGATTTACCCGTTCTACCGTCCATAGGGGCTTTTCTTCCCAAGGAATGATAGGCGTGTAAATTATTCTCTCGATAAGATGTCCACTCCAAATTTTCGATACGGTTATCGGTTTTTATCCCGTTGATATGATTTATAGCAAGTTCACGGTTCGGATTCGGAATAAACGCTTCCGCAACAAGGCGATGAACACTTTTAGATACCTGTTCCTTGTCGTTAGAAAGCGATACTCCTAAATATCCCTTACCTTTTGTTCGGGGCGTTAATATGCCGCCGTCGTTCTTTCGAGAACCTCCATTGGCATACCGTATCTCTCGTGGGAGGCTTTTTACACGCCCCAAATTCGATACTTGGTAATATCCCTCAAACCCTTTAATATCTCGCCATTCCTCCATCATAATTTGGAACCTTTATAACCATATCGAACCCCTTTACCTACCTTGTCCTCCGGCTCCCCGTATTCTCCGTAAATTGACATCGCACGGTTTCGGAAATCCCTGCGTTCTTCATCTGTGAATGAATACGATTGCCCGCCTTGCGAAACATCGGGAGCAACGGCCAGCCAGTAGTACAAATCTGCTGTGGCGAGCTGATATGCTTTTGAAGTCAATATCGTTTCGTCCACATCAGAGTCGAGGGGTAACTTACGTCCAACCCCCACATCGAGTATTGTTCGGAGGGGGATAGGGTAAGCGTTGATGCCTTTCAGTGATTCGAGAACTGTTGCCATGACGATTACTCTCCTGTGGCCTGTGTTACCGAAACCTCGGCGGAGTTGCCTTCCTCGTCAGTTACGGTAATTTTGGCTGTTCGTTCTGCGGATGAGTTGGCCGTTACTTTGACCGATACCTTATCGCCCTCGACGGTCGCTGTCGCCCATTCTTGGCTGGACTGCACCGTTACGTCGCTGTCGCTATGCACGGTGAACGTCTTGGTCGATGCCGATTTCGGGAATGACAACGACGTGGGTTCGACACTCAGTTTGCCGGTGGAGTTGGCATGCAGAATGTAGATGCCATCCACACCGTCGATAACCGGTAAGGCCAAAGCCTGTGCGGTCGTGAACTCTTTGAGCGGGTCGGTCTTCGAGTACTTCGCCACGAGGATATGTGAGCCCGATTTCTGATAGTTTACTCCGGCAACGGGGTTGGTTTCCTCGGCCAGCGTACCGTACACGAGGCGGCCTACGTTTTCGCCGGGCAAACCTACAATATTGGCCTCTGCCCACGGCTTCACGGACGTATAAGAGCCGTCCGGCTTTTCGATTCTGAACGAGGAATCGACGATGCGGAACGTTGCGCCGTATTCGTCGGCCAACGCTTCCAGCATGGTTTCCCTTGACGGAACCGGCAGCAAGGATTCGTCCGTGATGACCTGCTTGTTGTAGTTCGCAGCGAGCAACTTGCCCTGCTTTGAGTTACGGAACAGGTTGAAATACTTTTTCGACAGCATAACGAGGGTGATAGAGTTCCCGTCTTCCTGTGCCTTGTCGAAAAGCTGCTGCACGTCGTCCTGCGGAACTGCGTCGGCCTCGCCCCATTTGGCTTTGGTTGCGTGGAATGTGTTTTCGGCCTTGTAACCGAAATCTGCCCGGATGCCCGTACCGACGTTTTCATCGTCGGGGACGAGAGTTACGCCGGTGGACAGAGCCTCTTGGAACATAATTTCCTTACGGACATCCACACCCTTGATTGCTTTCGGAGCGTCGTCGAAGATTTTGCCCACGACGGTTGTTTCGTCGGCTCCTCTTGCTCGCATTACGTTGATGTCGGAGATGGCTTTCTCGCCCTTGCTGAACTTGATACCGATTTTCGGGATAACGCCACTTGCGTTGCTGATTTTATCCCGCTTTTTCAGGGGCAGCGAGCTGTCCATAGCCACGACATCAGCGGCAACGACGGAGGTGTTCAGCTCGGTCGAACCCCAAGTGAGGTCTGCGGAGTATTCCTCCGTGAGCATCGTTTTGTGCAGTAGCTGCTCCTCCGTTTTCTTGCCGTTGATTTTCTCGGTAATCTTCCCGATTACGAGACGGAAGTACTTGTCGATGTACTCGATGAATAATGACGGATTCATAATTTATTCTCCTTTCTGTTTTAGGCGTTAAGGAACTCGATGCGGGGCAATCCCGTTTTGATTGCCGCCGTTACGGGGTACGGACTTGCTGCGGCATTGACCTGACCGATAGTCAGGATTGCTGCCCTCGGGTCTTTCTTCAGCACGGAGGCTTTCAGCACACCGAGGTACGAATGTCCTTCGGGCAGCGTATCATACGCCTCGGAGGTTACTCCGAGAGGCTTTACAGCTTTCGTCGTGTCGTTCTGAATCAGGATATGCCCCGACCTGATGACCTCGACATCAGTTGCCAGCCCCGATACGTCAAGGGTACGTCCGCCGGGAACATCGCCCAAGTCATTCACAATGACGATGGCATCCAGCCCGTCATTTACCTCAATAGAGGCTCTTTTCAAATCTGCGGTAGGCATTGTCTTTGAATTTTAGTGGTTTAACCTATGTTCATCCCGTCCACGACACGCTGCGCCTCCTCGTCCGTCGCCTCTTTGACGCCGTTCGTTGTGGTTTTTGTTGCGCCGCCTGTGGCCGGTCTGCCGAAAACAGCACCTCTCGCATTTGCAGTCTTGGCGAGTTCCTCTACCTCCGTACCGACTTCGGACAAAAGGGTGTCGAACTCCTCGTCCGAAATGCTTTTGATGTCCGTGCGGGCATAAGGCTTACGGAGGTCTTCCGGTAGCTTGCCAATGATTGCATCGAATTTCTGTTTCCGGCTGGCGGTAACTTTGTCGCCCTCGATTGCGGCAAGGCGGTCGGAAAGACTTTTCTGCCCGTCGATAATTGCCTTTGCCCACGCAGGAGTATCGTTGTCTCCGTTACCGTGTTGATTGTCGGGTTCGTCGTTGTGTTCAGCAGATGCGCCCCCTTTGACCTGCTTGCCGTCTTTCAGACCGTGTTTCTTCTCGTAATTCGATACTGCGGTCTGCTGGGCTTCCGTCGCTCGGCTGTCGCCATAGCTTTCGAGAACCTCTCTCTCCGCTGACAACCTTAACTATTAAGGTTTTACAAGTAAGGCACCCAAAAAGGAACCCATTTTTAAGGCCCTTTTGGGTGCTTTCCTTTTATCCCTGCTAAAACAATTTGCGGAAGAAGCCGACTACGGCGGTAAATACTTTCGTCTTCCGAAGGAAGAAAAAGGCAACCGTCAATAGTACCAAAATCCCGAAAATGTAACGCCACCTGTACGGGTCGGCTGCCGGTTGTTCGGTAACGTCGGTTTCCTTATCGGTGTCCGTGTTCACTTCTTCCGTTTTGGTCGTTTCCGTCTTCTGTTCTTCCTGTGTTACCCCGGTCGCTTCGGTATTCTGTTTTACCGTGAATGTTTCGATACTCTTAATAGCTCCCTGCCTTCCAGTATTGGGCGGCTGCTTCTCTTTCGGTTCCTTCGGCCGGTTCTTGGGCGTGTCTGCAACCGTCTTAGACGGGTCGCCCGTCTTCGTAGTGCCCTGCTTTGCCGGCAGGGTATCGGGTTCCGGCGGGAAAAACTCGATTTTCGTATAGGTTACTTCTACGCCTTCGGTTTTCGTGCTGTCTACGGTTCGGCGAATTTCGGCTGCTGTCGTTTCGTCCCGCTTTTCCTCGGTTTTAGCCGTTTCCTTCGTGCTGCCGGCCAACTTTCGCGGCGTGCTACAACCGGAAAGCAATACGGCCAAAAGCAACGCAATTACTACTATGCCAAATTTCCGTTTCATACTGAATATTTTAAGGCGTTAAGCCGGTTAAGCCACCCTTTGATAAACCGCTTTTGCGAAGGGTCGCGTTCTACAATCCGGTAAAGGAAGGCTTTGCGCTCGGCCTTAATCGTGTCGAACAATGTACGCGGGTCGGCGTTATTGACGGCTTGCAAGGTCTTCGGGCCTACGATACCGTCCGCCTGTACTCCTAATATGCGCTGGGGTATCTTAATGCCGTTCGCGCCGGAACCCCAAACCCAATCCACCAAAATATCGGCGACCGGCTGGCTTACGATGTCGTCGGCCTTCCACCTGTCCCAATAGTGGGGCTTTAATACCCGGTTCAAAACGTCGTCTTCCGTAAGCAGTTTAAGGTCGTCTACGTCTATATCTCCGTCCCCGTCCTTATCATAGCCTACATTGCGCCAAGTGGCGATAGTTACGCCCTTGTTGGTTGCGCCGCCCTTATCCAGCGGGTCGTTTACAAACTCGCCTTCCCACTTCAAAATGAAGGGTAAAAGTTTTCTTACGTCTGCCATATCGAATTAGTTATTAGGACAATAACGTAGCTATCTGAACCCCGGCCTTGCGTATCAACATACCGACCTTTTGCGCGTCCATTTCGGTATTACAATAGGTTAGGCCGACAATGCCCAAGGGGGCGGTTCCTTTGTATATAGCCAATAGTGCTACTTCGGTTACGTTATTGGATTTCATTTTGAAATACAGTTTTTGGTCTAAGGGTTTAATATCTTCGATACTGCCGTAGAAATAACCGTCTTCCAAGACCTTAGCGAGCAACGGATAACGCGAAAGGCTAAAATCCGCGTATTCTTCTTCCACCCCTAAAACGCCGTCTTTTGTCGTTTCCAATCGCATAGAACCGAATAGGAACGGCAACCCGGAACCCAAATTAGAATTTCCGTTATGAAATTCGATAAGCCACGACCGGCCGGCTTCGGATTTGTTTAACAACCGTTCCAAAATAAGGCGTATTTCGGTATCTGATTTTATACGCTTGGCTATTGCGTCTTCGTGCTGCTCCGTTTTCGCGTTCTCTATTTTATCCAACAAGTAAGTAGGATTAAGCGCGAAGAATACGACGTACCCCGATAGCAGAAGGATAAACAACCCTTTGATAATCGAGAAAAAGCCGTATTTGTTTTGCAAGGCTATTAACCTTTGAAGAAAGCCGATACCTTTTTCTATTTTCTGTTCCATAGCTGCTACAATTTAGACCCCGTAACTTCTATTCCTGCTTCCTGCAAATCGGCCCGAACCATAGCCTTTACCGCGATGACTTCGGAAAGGTAGGATTCGTATTCCGTTTTGTCCGTTTCGTCCGTCGATAGCCCAAGCACAAAAGCGTTATACTTGTTGATAAGGCTAAATTCTTCGGTTTCGTCCCGGCGGGAACGCAAAACGGCCTTTACGCATTTGTCGTAATCCGGCCGGCCCCATATTTCCACCGTATCGTAATCGTATGCCTTCCGTGCGGCCGGTTTCTGTTCGCCTTCGGTTTCGGCCATAGGTTCCGGCTGTACCTCTACTTCGGTAATATTGTAGTTGTAATGCCAGCTTCCGTTACCCAAGTCCTGCAAAATGGGCGGTCTATCGTTTGAATTTGATTTCATACTTTGATGTTTTAGAAAGTTTCTTAATCAAGTGTTTGCTATCGCAAGACTTCGCCCAACCCCACCAAGGGCAAATAGCCTGCTTAAAGTCCTTTTCGGATAGTGGCCTTTTCCGTTTGTTCAACTTCGCCAACCGCCGGCAAAAGGTCTTTTTAATGCCCTTTCGCATTCGGGTATGCGTATGGAAAAATACATATCCTACGAAGTCGATACCGCGAGCCGCTACGGGGAAAACTTGCCAGTTCCCTTTAACCTCTAATTTCAAGTCCCCCAAATACGCCCTAATTTCGCCCATTAAGGAATGAAGGTAGGCTTTATCGGGCGCAAGTATTACAATGTCGTCCGCATAGCGGAAGTAATATTTTACGCCTTTCTGCTCCTTTATCCAATGGTCGAAGTAGGTTAAATAAAGGTTAGCGAAATATTGGCTTAGATAGTTTCCGATAGGTACGCCGTCCGCCGAATCTACAATTTCGTCAAGCAGGCAAAGTAGCCTTTTATCCTTCAACTTGCGGCGTAGAATGGATTTTAGCACGTCGTGGTTAATCGAAGGATAGAACTTGCGAATATCCAGCTTCAAACAAAACGTAGTGCCTACCGGGTCTTCCCGTAGGGCCTGTTTTACCTTCTTCGCAGCCGCATGAATCCCCCGGTTCTTAATGCAGCTATAAGTGTCCGCCGTGAAGGTCGAAACCCAAATAGGCTCTAAGACGTTCATTATAGCGTGGTGCAAAATGCGGTCGGGAAAGTAAGGCAAGCGGTATATTCCCCGTTCTTTGGGTTCGTAAATAGTGAATACGTCGTACTTCGATGTATGGAAAGTACCGTTTAGCAAGGTTTCGCGCAACTTCAACAGGTTATCTTCCCGGTTTTTATCGTGTTCGATAACTCCGTACGTGCGTAACTTACCCTTACGGGCCTTTTCGTCCGCAAGCTGCAAGTTTTCGATAGAACAAACCTTTTCGTACAAGTTTCCTATTCGCTTCATTGCGCTACTTGTTTGCTGATTTCTTAGGGAACGTTCGGGAATCCCTACTAATACCCCTTAAATAGTTGTTGTTTTTTGCCAAGTGGCAAGGTTTTTACCCCGTTAAAAATCTGCATAGCTGGGAGCCGATATTCGCATTCGTATTCGAAGCCGTGTTATTCGTATTCGCGTACGAAAAGCCGGCATTCGCGCTGTTATTCGCATTACCGCCGAAAAGCACGCCCCAAGGGTAAACCGCCTTTATTTTTACTCAAAATAATACCGTGTTCCCGAAGCCCTCATAGTTACTTTTCGAGGAAATGCGTTGCGTTCTTTAATCTTCCCAAGGATATATTTAATTTCTTGCGAATTGGTAAAGAACTTTCGCGCTTCGCTATCCGTGTCTTCAAGTTTGAATTTAATTTTAACCAAGAAGCGGTTATTTCCGAACTTCGTTTTAACGTCGTCCAAATAGTCTACAACCCAAAACGAAAGATTGATTAACTTTTGCTGGTTTGTTTCCGGGCAGTTGAAATGCTTGTTATTCGCGTCCGGCTCAATCTGCAAAAAAGCCAAACTTCCGTCGTCCTGTCTGTTGTTGTTTTCCATTTTTGCGAAAAATTGAACGGCGGGCATTCGTCCTTATTTGGGCTAATTCGAAAGCCCGCCGTAATTAAACCTTTGTTAAATGCGTTCCGTTACGTGTCGTTTCAAACGGGTAAAAAGCAAAGCCGGGAGCCGATATACGCAGACGTAGTCGAAGCCGTGTAATCCGTAGACGCGTACGAAAAGCCGGCATTCGCGCCGTGATGCGCATTACCGCCGAAAAGCACGCCCCTTTGTCCGGTATTGCTTGCTACGTTCGTATAGAAGTAATCGGCGAAGTAAGTAGTAGAACTTGCGCCTACCTCTACCGGCATATTCTCGCCGTACTCGCCAATCATCATAATTTTAACGTAGCCTTCCTTTCGGGGTAACTCGCCGCGCTTTTCGTAGTCGGTATAGTCGCTATCTTGGTACTTAGCCGGGTCGGTACATACGAAAAACTCACTTAGTCCGCCGCTTGCGTCCGGCTGAATATTGCACTTACAGCCGTCCGTCCAACTCCAAACGTGCCCGAAAGGATTTTCCAAACCTCGGTAGCTGGGTACGCTAAGGGTTTGGCCGTCGGTGTCGTCGCTTTTCTTGTAAGTGTAGTTTACTACACCGGTTTTATTCCCCAAAGAATTAGTAACCCCGCAAGGAACCATAGGGTTATAACTGTTATAGCCGCTCCAATCGCTCATATTGGTAACGCCTTGGCTTAATCCGCCCTGCTTATATCCTTCGCTCGTAGGTTCCGCGTTATAGGCAAGTTGGCAATTAAAGTTAGCGTATTCGACGGCATAAAGCCACCAGCAAGATTTTTGCACCTCGTAAACGTCGCAATTCCAACCGGCCCCGTTCTTGCCGGCATTCCCCCGGTTTCGGGCATACTTCCGAAAGTTGGTAAGGCTAATAGATGTAGCCGGCATACCTAAAAGGCTTCTATATGTTCCGTCCCAAGAAGAATTATTGTTACCGCCCCGGAAAGCCGTAGAAGTGTTTACGACGCTTGCAAGTTTCGGCGTAGCCGATACGGTACGGTCTACGGCAGCTTCGTAAGCCGAACGATAGGCAAGCGGTACCAAGTGGAACCCCGGTAATGCGTGTTCGGAAAGAAGGCAACGGAATTTAGTACCGTCTACTTCGAACTTGCGGTAGTGGGCCGGAATTTCTACCATTACCTGCCCGTCGGTACCGTCAAGTTTGGCGGCGGCTCCTGTATCGCGCTTGGTGCTGTCGTTCGCATGAAGGTAGTAAGCCACCGTTCCGTTATCGCGCAAGATACAACGGCGCATTTTACTTTGAATAGGCAGCGAAACGTGAAGCTCCGGCCGGCCTATCCGGGTACAAGCCGAAGAAGCTACGGTAGAATCCCATTCTATGCCGTAGTAGTAATCGTAGGGAAACGTCGGCTTCGTGTTTCCTACTCCAATCAATAAACCCATAGCCGTATAAGATTTAGTATCCCCAAACAAGGGTAGCGTTAATACTCGTTTGCTTAATCTCGCGGACTATTTCGGGGTTCCAGCCCGTTTCGAAGCGCGTAGCTACGAACTCGCCCGGCTCCATTCCCCAAAGGTTTACTTCAAGAACTACGGCGGTTTCTCCGTCGTTCTTAATATTGAACGGCGTACCTTCTAATTTGAAGTTACCCGAACTTAGCCCTTCAATGGGGCCAATTCTTCCAATTTGGGCGGAAACCGTTTCGCCCCCTCTCGTTGTACTCATTTCTCCTATTTTTTAAGTTACACAAAAATACCCAATTGCGTATTATAATAATACGCTTGTTGGTAAAATATTAAAAACTCACAACTATTGCCAAGTCTTTTCTAATATGTCAGTACCCCAATTTAATACAATCCAATATGGTTGCCCATTGGAATAAGGAACGCATAGTAATTCTATAACTCGCCCTAACATTTGTATGGCAAAAGGGTCGGTTTCATCAATAGTACCAGTTTTGGGGCGGCCCCCTATGCCTATGAAGCTATTTTTTGAAGCCGAAGATACAAGTAATACGGTCTTTGCAAATGAAGCCGGCGTTCTTGTATATGGCGGGAATCTATTATTTAAGATAGTTATACACGCCCCGATATACTTTTCGTCGAATGGTAATTCTATCCAATCTTCGTAATCATGATAAGTGTCTACAAGGCCGTCCGAAACGATATTTAGGTTTTCTTTAATTTGGAACACGTGTCTTGTTGAGTTCCAAATCGCATCCGAATTTTCAAGCGAAATGAAAGGCGTTTGTAAATATCCGGCAAAAATTCCTTTTGAAGCATATACAGAACCGTCTTGTAACACTCTAAAAGGCGCGGTACCTCTATTTGCTTTTGTTGCCCCTGCCCAAAATCGTACCGATGTTGCCACCGTACCGTCCCCTGTTATGCCCGCCAAAATGCTACCGCCATTACCTGCCAACTGAACGGTACCGGAAGTAACTATACCCCCATTTATTACTGTCTGCGTATTGTCGTATTCTACTGCTTCTTCCCAATCGGAAGCAACGAAATTCCCCGTAGTTCGGGTTACATTACACTTGCGTAATACTTTTCCGTCTACCCAAATATCGCCTTTTTTGTACGGCGGTATTGGCTGGGTCGTATATACCTTATTATTGTCGCCTATCATTTCTTCAAGGTCGGCAACGCCCTTTATAGAACCGTCCGAAGAAACGAATTTTATATTACCGCCTATCTCTCCCGCGTCCAAATCAAAATAAGTTTGTCCGTCCGCGCTTTGAACTCGCCCCGTAGTAAGGAAACGCCCGTTAATGGTACTTGCTCCATAAGTAAGAGCAATAAGACGCGCCGGCCGCTTCCCGTTAGCGTCGGTTATTACGCTGCTAAGGCTTCCTATCAAGAAATAGTAATATGTTGGGTCGCTGTCTACCTTTCGCTGCACCGTGTCAAAAACGATGTTTCCAGCCGTACCGGTCTTTTGGCAACGGGCATAAATGTAGTACACCGTCCCGCTTACAAGGTTCGAAAAGGTGGCCGTATTTAGCTGCCAACTCTTTACGGTTTCTGCTATCGTGTAGTGAACCAGCGTACCGCCTACTACCTTTACCGTATTGGGATTCCCTTCGTAGTTCGGTTCAAATCGTGTGTTCTGTAAAACGAACTGCTGGGAACGTGCGCCGGTGGCTAACATAGTCGTTTCAATCGAAAGCGGCTTTATCTTCTCGCTGTAATAGTGTCCTTCGGGGTCGAACACGTTGGCTAATACCTCTTGGCTGGCTTTCCAATTGCGGCGGGCCTTCGACGGGTCGGCAAGGTCGTTTATCTCTATTACATTGTCTATTTTCTGCAAGTCTTCGATAACGCGGGTAATCGTCGTTTTGGTTACGCTGTCGCCCAAGGTTATATTATACTTGTATTCCCGAAGCAAATCGCGCGTAAAGGCCGTAATTCGTACCGATTTGTTTACGCCTATGTCTTCATCTTCTACGGGTATATAGTCACCTACGGCGAAAAGGTTTACTACGGTTAATTCTCCGGCGAACTGACGTATAAAATTTTCGTCTATACTTAACCCGTATTGTACTTGTGGCTGGCTATATTCTGTTATTGCTTTGTTCCCTTCTGCAAGCAGTTTGTTTTCCGCGTCTGTCTTGTATGCGTCAGGCAAATTTATATCCGTGAAGAAATACTTATCGCCTACGCCGAACTGAAACGCCGCGCTGGTTTCGCTGGGGAACTTCATACCGTTTTCGTCCGTGAACGGTACTACCTGTATTTCTTTCGTCGCGTGGTCGTACTTGTGTATATCAAATTCATAACCTGCCAAGTTCCCGGTAGTAAACTTTACCTTTGCGTTTACTCCGTCTATAAGCCACTTTGTATTTCCTTCACTATCCTTTTCGTTAAGGTCGAAGTTCATAGTATCGTCCTTAAAGGCATAATACGCGCTTCCGGCGGCGGTTACTTCGCCGTATCGTTCGGGTTTAATATCGTCGAATATCTTTGTATTCTCCTTCAACCCGTAAGCAGCAATAGCGGCCGCGTCTTCTATGTAGGAAGCGTTCTTAGCCTTTCCCGGAAGACAAAGACGGGTATAACGGTATTTATCCCCAAGGTTGCTACTTCCGCCGTAAACGTATAAGCGGGTAACTACGTTCTTGGAATTGATATTTTGCCGTGTCAGTTCATAAAGCCCGCCGGTACGCCCGTACCGGAAAGTATAGGGGAAGTTTACCCCGGCCGTTTTGATATTGAGCGTACGAACGCCGTTAGCTTGGGTAATCTCAAATTCGGTGCTGTATTGCTCGCAAAGGTCTTGCAACACTTCCAAACAATTCTTTTCCGTATAGGTTAGCGTCTTAAACTCCGTATCGGCCGGGAAAACGCCTAACACCCATTTACCCGGATATACGCGGGTAAGGTTCCCGATAAGAATACCTAAGAAGTCTTCCAAATCGCCCGTAAAGCTGTCTAATACGGTATCGTCCGGTAACAAAAATTGCGCGTCGATTAACTCGTACTGTACGCCTTCGAAAGTAAGAGTATATTCGAAATTCCGGTTTCCGGTCTTCTTAATGCCCGGAAGCTGGTTAAGGGTATAGGTCTTCCCGTAAACGTCTATTTGGTCGCCCAAATGGAAGGTTAAGGGCGTGGCACTTTTAACGGTTATCGCTACCGTATCGGCCCCCAACAGCGTAATACTCTGTTCGGCCTTGGTAACGCCGGACTTACGCGCCCGCGAAGTCAAAAGGGCCGTAGTCCCGTCCGGGTGTCGTATTTCTATATTAGTCATTGCTTTTAAGTTTATGTTCAACTTTTTCTATGTTCCAATCCGCCCGCTTCAATCTTGCGTATAAAACATATCTATCAATATCGAAAATTTCGGCAAGTTCGGTTATTGTTAAGGTTTTGCCTTTATAAACTACTTTGCGGTTATTTCTAAGGTTGTTTTGTTGTTCCTTTGTCGTTGCCCACCGGCAATTTGAAGGCTCATAATTACCGTTTACGTCTATGCGGTCAATACTTTTACCGTTTGGCCGTTCTCCCATATCTGAAAGGAAATTTGTAAAATCCTTCCATTCCTCGCAAACCGTTATACCTCTACCGCCATAGTCTTTATAACGGCTGTTATTGGGATTACAACATCGTTGTATCATACTTAGCCAACACGTATAAGTATCTGACGGCCTTTTACCTATACCGCCGCTATGTCCGTGCGTTTTCATTATACAACCGCAAGATTTTACACTACCGCTACGCAAGTGGTTTCCGGTTACTTCGACCATATTACCGCAGTCGCAAAGGCATTCCCAAACTATTTTACCGCTACACTTCTTATCAGTCTTTTTTATTACCGTCAATAGTCCGAATTTCTGTCCTTTTAAGTCTATAAGTTTCATAATAGCAGATATTTGCAGGTAAATATAGTTGTTTGCTATATCTTATTCCAGACAATTATGCCATTTGTTGAAAACTCGGTTATTTCTTCGATAACGCCGGCGACAATAGCGTAAAAAATTCCGTCGGTCGTATATTCGTGGCTGGTTGTTACGTCGGTTCCGTAAACGTCGTTCGTTTGGGTTCCGTCGCCCCAAAAGATAGTAACCGCCTTTTGGCTGGTTAAGGTAATTGTTAGCGTCTGCGTATCACTACTTAAACGCTGGTGCCGTACGATGCGCTTTACAGGGTCGGGTTCCTTCAACTTCAAAGTAAAGGTTCCTACCATAAGGTCGTCGTTCCAACGCTTGTTAATGGCTACACCGTTTTCGTTATAGACTTCATAAAGCAACGGTTTCGTAGGGTGTATATCCACCATAAGCCGCTGGGTGTTTGGTCGGCTGAATACATCTAAAAAATCGTTTAGCTTCGTAACAAAGTCTACCTTCCCGTTCGCTTTCATAAAGCAATTAAGGGTTATTTCGCGGGGTTGTAGTATCTTGTTTTCAAGGTCTACTATCTCCCCGTGATAATCCGGCCAATCGACGGAAACCGGGGCTTTCATCTTGGGCCTGTCAAGAAGTCCGCTACTTTCGCTTACATAAATATCCCAAGCCTTAAAATCGGTTCCGTCTATGCTGTAAGCCAATTGCGCCACCGTAGCGATACTATCGGTAATTTCCGCCTGCGTCAAGGCGGTATTATATACCTTCAATTCGTCAATACAACCGTAACCGTTAGCGGTCGTATAAATATCTTGCAGGATAGCGAAACCGGTAGGCTGGGCCGGTAGCGTAATGGTCTGCACTAATGCGGTGTCAAGGTAAATGCGGATTGTTAGGCCCTCTTTGACGATAACCCAATAGCCCCAAGTATCGGCCGCAAGGTTAAACCACGCTTCCGTATAACCTTCCAACGCTTCCCACCGTGCGAAAAATCCGATACGCTTGCCTGTAAAACCGTCCGGGAAGGCCGAACGCTTCAACCAAGCAAGAAGGGTAAAGTTTCCGGTAAGGGGAATTACGTTTTTGTCTATATCGCAATGCCCGTGACCGTCGAACTTTATACAATTGCCTTGCTTTCCGCCGGTAAAGTCCGCTTCTACTACCGTACCGTCCGCCCGTGTCTTGCTGTAATCGTAGGCAACGGTAGAACCGGCCGCTTCATCGAAAGGCATATTTAGGATAATGTTACTTTCGTCTGCCATATCAATACGTTTTAGTCGTTTTACGAATAACTTTTATTGTCGCGTGTCCTTCGCCGTCGCCGGTGGTGGTCGTCAAGTTCCCGCCGTAGTGGTTTACGCAAATCTTCGCGTTATCCCGCGCTTCTACCTCTACGGTGGTATCGTCGAATACGTCTACCATGACGAAGGAATTACCGGTAGCAAGAACCTTTAACCGGCTTTGGTGCTTTACGAATACCTGCCCGACGTTCCAACCGTCGTAAGTGGCTGTACCCTCGCAATGCCCAAGGGCTACTACGTGCCGGAAGTTTCCGGCCGTAATAGCTCGGTCGAGGAATACGCCGTAGGCTTCGCAAGTGCCTACGAAGTGCCGGCGTATAAATTCATTGCTGGGGTACTCGTTGCTTAGGCAGAAGTCGATACCTTCAAGGTACATTTTTATAAGTTTGTCTTTCTCCTTGGTATCTATAAGGCGGTCGTACCATTCTTCGCAAATACCTTTCTTTTTGGCGTCGCGGGCCAATTGTTTATTTACTTTCATATCATTACATAGTTATTCCTTGCGCCCGTAACGGGTCGGACGCGCTTCCCGAAGTGTTTTTTTCTATCTGTTCAAGGTACCGGTTCGATACGCTTAGCTTGCCGTCGATGTTGGCAAGGTGTATAAGCTGCTGGCGCAAAACCTCTATTTGTTGTACTTGGTTTACACGCACGGCGTTCGTTTGCCCGGCCAATAGGTCTATACTCTCTTGGCTGGCTCCTTTAATCGCACCCGATAGGCTCGTAGTGGGGTCGCCCGTATCGTCCAAATCCTTAAACAGGTCTTCGTACAACTTCAAGGCTTCGGCGTACCCTTGGGCTATCGAGTTTACCCTATCCTTAAACCGCTGTTGTTCTTCCGGGGTCAAGCCGTCGAAGGAACCGCCGCCTTCTTCATCAAATCCCATATCGCGCTGCAACTGCTTTACGGCACTTTCTAACTGAGTTTCTAAAAGTTGCTTTTTTAAGGCGTTTTTTACGGCATTACCTAATACTTGGTTCGTAACCTTATTTATTGCGGAAGAAACCTTATCGCTACTAAAACCGTCGGCATAGGCTTCGGCTATCGCGTCGGACAACTGCGTAGCTAAGTCCTTCGCCGAAGTCTGTGTAATACTTTCCGTAATTTCGGCTATGGTTGTTTGAATTTGTCGGCCTAATTCGGCGTATTGTTCCTTATATTCGTTTACCTTACCGCTATCGGTTTTCTTCTTGCCTTCTTCCGCTTCCCACATAGCCTGTAAGTGCGCTTGCTGTTCGCGCATATTGTTGATAAGGGCCTTTTGGTTGTCGTACTCCGATTCGCCTAACGCATTATCTACGGCATATTCGAGTGCTTTATATGTACGTTCCAATTCTTCGACGGCGGCCGCGTGCTTCTTAATGGCACGTTCGGCCCGGCGGTCGCGGAAATTGAACACTTCGAACGCGGAAGAAATAAGGCCGATACTACCCTGTATAATCCCCAGCGGGTTGCCGGTTGCGATACCGGTAGCCAATTGCCCGGCAGAACCAACCATTTCGCCGATGTCCCCTAAAAGTTTCTGCGTTACTTCGTCGCCGGCAAGTCCCATATTCGAAAGCGCACCCGTAACCGCGTCGAAGGAACCCTTTACCAAATCGGCCGTAGCTCCTACACTTTTGAATACTTCGGATAGGTTCGCTTTGCTTGCGTCCTTCTTATAGTCCTTCAAAGCCGTAGAAAGAGCCTTAAACGGGTTGCGTGTCTGTATTTCGTCCTTGGCTTCCCGTAGCTTGCTTAAAACTACGTCCAAGTCTTGCGGGTCGAGTTCTACGCCTAATTGGGCCTTCTGCGCTTCGATTTTGTCTATAAGGGCCTGTATTTGCGCCGTAGTAAGGTCGTCAAGGTTCCCGAAAAGTTGCTCCCAAGCCCCGGAATCCTGCAATTCCTGCAATGCGGCCGACGAAAGGGCCTTATTTTTGGCTTCCTGCAACTTCGCTACTAATTCTTCGTTCTTCTGCTCGGTCGCCAAAGCTATCTTTTCGTCGTATTGTGCGGAAATATCGGCGCATTTCTGCTGATAGGTTTTGTATTCCTCTACCAATGCGTCGTAGTCCATTGTCTGCTTTAACTGCTGGGTGGTGTCGAGCGTTTTTAACTGCGTTTCAAGTATTTTTTTTCGCTCCGCGTCCGTTTCTTTCGCTATCGCTACTTCCAATTCACTACGCCGGGTTTGGTACGATAATTCCGCGTCTATTTTGCTTTGCAAATAGTCGTTATAATCCCGCATTGCGGCCGTGTAGTCTTCTTGGGCCTGCTTCGCTATGTTCACTTGCTCGGTGTCTAAAACGGCCCCCTTTTCCTTGGTTAGTCCGCTATCGTCCGTTTCGAGTTCTTTGCGTTTGTCGGCGATAATCGCTAATTTTTCTACAAGGGTATCGGCTAACGAAATCTGTTTTTCCAAACTCTTGGTATAACCGTCCATGTAAGTATCTTTTTCGATACTTACAAGTTCGTTAGACACTACCGAAATTTTCTTATTCCGGTCGGCCGTTTCCGGCAATGCTTCTAACTCCCGTTTAAGGTTTTTAAGGTAGGCTTCGTAACTTTCGCCTTCGGCCAATAATCCGGCAAATTCCGTCTTCGCGCTATTCCGTATATCTTCGTTCGTTGAATTTAGCCAATTGGCGTACTCTTGGTATTTCTTTTTCCGTTGCTCTAACTTCTCCGTAAACGGGTCTTTCTCCTTATCGCCGCCGGTATCGGTAGCAGTCAAGTCTATTTTTTTAAGTAATGCTTCCTGCTCTTGGATTTGCTTTAACAACGCCGTCCGTTCCGTATCGGTGGCCGCTTCCTTGTACTTCGTTTTCAAGGTGGAAATAGTCTTTTCCAAAGCTGCTATACTGCCTTCCGTAATTTTATTGGCAGAAGCCCCTATTTCTGTCAATATTTTTTGCTCTTCCGCCGTAAATTCGTGCGCCATTGCGAACAATTCCGCCCCTTCTCTTTCAAGGGTTTCTTTCTGTTCGGATAGCTTTTTGTATTCCGGGTTATCGACTTGTATAGTTTCATTATAGAAAGTTGCAGGTCGGCCATATCCACCTTCCCTAACGCGCTGTACAGTTTGGGTAAGTTTTTCGGGTGTATTTTCTAACTCTAATTCTTTCTGTAATGCTTCTTTATACTTTTCGGTTGCCGTTTCGGTTGCCGCCAAAGCCTTAGCCTTAAACATTTGGGCTTCTATAAACTTTTCTTTGTTGTCGATAAGCAATTTTTCGGCTTCGGCTACGCTTTTTACCGATACACCCAAATCCTCGAATTTATCCCGATTGTCTTCGATAAATTTTTCTTTGGCTTTTATGTTATCCCCCAAACGGTTATAAGTTGCCGATAATTCCAATATGGAAGCAACCGGATTTATTGCCGCTTCTACGACCTTCGAATTAAATTCTTCTTGCGCTTTCTTGGCTTCCCTCGTTTTGCTTATATACTTCGATACAAGAGTAATTACCGCCGTAATCGCTACCGAAAGCCCCAAGGTAAGAGTAGCCATTAACGCCTTTGCCGCAACGTTAGAAATACCCAGCGCAACACTCATACGGGTAATAGCCGCCGTATAAAGGTCTTTTGCTTTACGAAGCGTTACTAACATAAATGCTTCGTCTTTGTCTAACATTAACTGAACTTCGCGTAAGCCTATGGTTATAGCCATTAAAGACTGAATTTTAACCATAATCTTTTGCATATTCTCGTTTTCGCCGGCAAACAGACTTACCGCACCTTGGGCGGCTGAAAATGCACCGGCAACGCCGGAAATACCGGAAATAAGACCTTCCCAGCCGCGCTCGCCTTTCTTCAAAATATTAGCCTGAGTAGTTACTGCGTCCATAGCTTCGCTAAGCTGGCCGAACCTCGCTTGTAATTTGGCGTACGCTTCCGAATTGGTTTCGCCGGCAAGCTCCATAGCGGCCAATTCTTCGCGTACTTCCCTTAGCTGGGTGCGGAAAGTTTTTTGCGCCGTCGCGTTTTTCTGTACTTCTTCGTAACGCTTCTTAAATGCGCGTTCTTCCTCGGCGAGTGCGTCGGCCGATTCTCCAATTTCTTGTAATAGCCGTTCGCGTAGCTTTATTTCATCGGCTATCTTTTTTTGTTCGTCGGTTCTGTGTCCCGATTGTCCGTAAATCTTGCTATATACGCCCCCAGCTTCGGTTCCAAGTCTTGCATATTCCTTTTTCAAATCGGAAATAGCGTTACTATGGGTAGCGGCCATAGCGTCTATATCTCTAAATGCTGCGTCGATTTGGGCGGCCGCTTTCTTAAAAGCGGTTTCCATTTCTTCGCCACCTTCTACGGTCGCGTCCGTGAACCCCTGTATTCGCCTTTTAGCTTCGTCCAAAGAACGGTTTAACATTCCCGTTTCTATAATTACGTCAAATTCTATGCTTCCCGCCTTCATCGGATAAGGTTATTTATTTGTTGTAAAATACTTTCGGCGTTCTCGCTGGTTATTTTGGTCGCTTTGGTATTTGTGCTTCCGTCTTCGTCGTCGGCAATACTCGGCGCGTCAATTAACAACCGTTGCACAATGGCCCATGCTACGCCGTGATGTAAGTAATCCCAAGTCCAGCCAAGGTGGGCGCAAATCGAACCCCGGCGGCCATAAGGACTATTTAGCCCTGTTACTCTATGCGCTCCGTCCTCGGTTGGGTCGTCCTTGCGCCGCTCTGTAATCGCATAGAGTTTATAAAATCCCCTAAGTTGCTTACGCTGGTTATGGCTTCGGAAAGTCCTACCAATTTGGAAGGCTTTATAGTGTGGAAGAAAAGAGCCGTAAGCCGGTCTAACTCCTTATCGTCGTTATATTTCCTAATCCGTCCGCCAGCACCAACTTCGGTAACGTGGTAATCTTCGCCCAATACGGCAATAGCGATTATTCGGGCCATACGTGCGGCGTTATCTTTGGCTATCCGTTTAGCTTCCGCCAAGGTTTCCGTTCCGCCGGCCGTAAGTCGGTCTTCGTTTACCTCCATTTCTACCCATATCGCGCTAAGCCTGTCAAGAACCGAAAGCGTAGGTTCCTGTATTTCGAAATCCTCTTTTACCGTAACTATTTCGGGGCGTTGAAAGAACCCTTTTACGCCTTTTTTACGCCGGCGAACTTTGTGCGTAACGCTGAACTTTATACCCTGCTTTACCAACAGGTTAAGTTCTTCGCGCTCTAACTCAAAATCCGTTTTTTCTCTTATGTTATCTTCGTTCATATTGCTTTATACTAAGAAAGCCCCCCGAAACTTTCATTTGGGGGGCTTTCGGGTTAAAGTAATGATTTCCCCGCTTTATGCCTGCACGTCTGCGGCAGTCATAAGCATAGCGGTCATTTTCTTGGTTCCCGTTTTGGTAGGCTGCAATACGGTACCGGCAACCTCGATAAGAAGAATACCGCTTTTGCTGAAAGTGGCGTTAATCTTACTTACGAGCTTCATGCGCGGAATCTCGAATTTAAGGCCCTGTTCCGGGGTAATACGTACCGACTTCTCTACTACGGGGATTTTATCCGGTGCTTCCCATTTATCCTGCGTAGATGAACCGTTGCCGGCCGTTCCTGTCCCGCCCAAAAGGTCGGCAAGAACCGTAACCGAAGGGTTCATAATCGAAAAGTTAAAGTTCGTCTTCCCACCCCGGCTAATGCTTACTACGGGGTCGTCCACTTCTTCGGCGTAGTGGTCGGTCGTTTCCGGGTCTTCCTGCGTCATCGTGCAGGTGTCTTGGTAGGTATAACCCAATACCGCCAAAGTTTCCCCCATACCGCCGTCTTCGGCAATTGCGCCTACCTCAATCTTGGAAAGGCCGATAGTATAAGTTTTCTTTGCTTCTGCCATTGTCGTAAATTTTAATTAGTTCGCTGTATGTTCCATTCTACCCGCAAGTTGTTGTAATGCTCGTTAATGCCCGGTTCTTTAATTATGGTTTCCGTAGAAACACGAATAGTCAGCCCGGTAATGTTCGCCGATTTTAGAACCGATAGAACAATAGCCGTTAGTTCGCGTATTCGCTCCCTATTCGCCTTAAATTGTTCGGTTCGGCATATTCTTTCCTTTTTGTCGGGGACGTGGATATTTACGTTTGAAGTTCCGGTTTGCGGTACTTCGTGGTTAAGGAATAGGTTGTTAATTACTACGTCTTCCTTCCCGGAATTATCCGGCCGTTCTCCCTGCACGAATATTCCGCCGCTAAGGGCCGCTTTCAATTCGGCCGAAGCGTTCAGAATCTCAAAAAGAATATCATCGGTTTCTATACTTTGCATAGCTATCTGTGTTAAATCCATAACCGGCAATGAAGCCGGCCGGGGTCGAACTTTTCACAAGTTCCGGTTACTACAACTAAGCCCGTTGCTTTGGCCGCTTCGACAAAATCGGTATTCGCAAGTTGGCTAACTTCTACTTCTTCCCGCGTTACAATTACCTGCGTGCCTTCGGGAATTTTGGCCGTACCTTTCGGTAGCTGGATAAGCGAAGCGAATACGCGGGTTTTTCCGTCGGCGGTCTGAATTGTCGAACCTTTACCGTTGGTTTCTTCCCGGCAAGCTGCTTTTAACTCCCATGCGGCGGCGGGCGTTTCCCAAGAACCGTTAGGTAATTGGACGCTTTCGCCGTTGTGCTGCAAGGCGTACAGGTATTGCGGGTATTGGTAGGAAGTCGTTACCATACGTTGCTTTTATTCCGAATTTTGGGCTTGCTGGCCGGCGTAATGCCTAATTCGGCGCAAGCCGCGTTATACCAAAGTTTGATAGCGTCCCAATTCCAACTAATGGAATACCCGCCTTCCCCGATATTAGCAAGGGGGATAAGCGTTGTAAACTCGCGGCAAATGGCCGTTTTTGCCTTCCGTACGTCTACCGGTGCGTCCGGGTCGGGGATAAGGTTGCTTTGGTTGCAAAGTATCAAATCCACGTCGTCCGCCGTTAGCTGGAATCTGCCGACCGTCTTTGTTATCCATTCTTTGTAAGTCATTGGTAGCGGGTGTTAGAATAGGGGCGACCGTTGCCGGCCGGCCCCGTCTTCGTTAGTGTGTCCAAGTGCTGTTAGAAGTGTCCAGAAGGAAGGAACGGCCCGAAGAAAGCCAAGCCGGGAAAGCGTTTGCAATTCCTACGGTAACTTCTTCGATAGGTTCCTCGGTGGAATACTTCTTTACGCAAGTGTGGCCGTTCATAGCTTTGATAGCTACGGAACCTTTAAGGTTCATATCGGCCGGCTTCTTCCAATAGGTTGAACCGAGTACCTTGCTTTCGCTGAACATTACCACGTTATCGGCGAACGGGTTGCCGGTAATACGGCTTCCGTCGTCTTTCTCGATAGTAATATCTTGGTCGATAACTACGACCTGCAAGCCGCGCAGGTACGCCAAACCTTTCATAGCCGCGTTTACCTGCTCCAAGCTCGGCGTTTGTGCGATGTTCAAGGCGTTAGCCGCGAACGAAGCGCAAAGTTTCGTTACTTCCTCGGTCTGAACCATAAGCGCGAAGGTGTCAAGGTTCATAAAGGCGTACTTCAAGCTAATACCTTTCTTCTTGGCCTTAGCTACGATAGCCTTAAAGTCCTTGCTAAACGGTTTTGCGCCGGTGGTGTTCCAAGCGGCCGAGCCGGTCTGAAATCCTACCTTCTGCGTTGCGTCGATTTGATAATCTACGTCGTATTCGGTAATTACGCTATTGTTGTTGTCGTTGGTAAGCGTTACTTTACCCAACGAAATAGACTGCAACGCAATCCATTCCAAGCGGGCGGCCACCCCGTCCCAGCAGTACTGCGTATCTTCGGCCCACGCTTCTACCAACGCCCGAAGGTCGGGGTTCGCGGAAGTCATGGCTACCATAATGTCGTATTCGTTAAGCTCGTTTTCGTCCTTGGTGCGCTTAATAGCCACTTTCGGAATATCGCCCTGAATACGCGCAATAGCTTCGCGGGTCTTCTTGTTGATACTTGCGCCACGCGCTACAAGGTCGCCGGCAATCTTTAACCCTACCTGCGCTTCAAGGGCTTTCCACGTAAGCGTGTAGTTCTCCTTCAAGGGGAACAAGGTAGGATAGTAATACGGTTTAAGGTCGTAGGTATTAACTACGGCCTGCATATCCCTTTCGGTAATGCCAATCATTAAGCTCCTTTGCATAACTTTTCCCGATTAAATTAGATAAACTGAATACCGGTAAGTTTGGCTTTCACTTCGGCACCGATAGGCGGGATATTGCTTTCCCGAATCTGCCCGATAGTTACGGCGTTTACGATATGGTTGCTAAGCGCGTCTACGTCGTAGCTTTCGCCTACAAGGGCTACCGGTGCGTATTTGAAAGCTGCCCCCGAAGCCCCGGCCTTGGCTGCGAGGTAAAGCGAATCGCCGGCTTTTGCGGCAACTCCAAGGGTTGTACCTACCGTAAGGTCGTCTTTGTTCGCGTCGCCGCTGTTTGTGGCGATAGCGGTAATAGCGTAAGCCGCTTTACCGGAAGCCAGCATAAGCACGTCGCCGACTTTGAAGTTATGGCCTTTCTTTACGGTATAGGTGGTAGCGGAGTTCGTAGCGTCGTCCGCAAGAACGGCTACTTTCACTACATGGTAAAGCCCGTTTTCGTCCTTCCCGACCGGCGTACCTTCGTGCAGAACTTTCTGCGTAAGGTCGGCGGCTGAAACGGTAATGCCCTTCGGCATATCGGCGAGCTTGGGGGTAAACGCGCGGATAACGCGGTTATCTTTTTTCCTGTCGATTCTAAGCATTTTACAAGTGTTTAAGCGTTAAACCTCTTTGCCGCCCAAGCCTTTATTTTCGGCTTCTGCGGCCTTTGCCTGTATGTAGCTTTCTACGCCCGCGCTTACTCCGTCCTTGTTGGGGGAACCAAGTACCGGTTTTTCGTGAAGGCTTAGGCCCCGGTCTGCCAACTCTTGGCCGAAGGCTGCTACGTCGTTCTTGGTTTCGGTCAGATACTCGTTAAAGGCATTTTCATCGGCAAAGCCGCCAAGTTTGGCTACCCTGTCGAAATCTTTAAGAACCTTAGCTTTGTAGGCTTCGGGTACGTCGGCAAGCTCTTTAACAAGCGTTTCCCGGCGGCTGGCGGTTACGGCCGCGCTTTGAAGGCTCATTACTTCGGACTGCAAGCCCTTAGTAGCTTCCTTTACGGCGTTCGTAATCATTGTTTGCACGGTTGCGGCGTCCAAGGTTCCGGCCGGTGCGGGTGGGGTACCGCCTTCTTCCGGGTTCTTTTCTACAAAGTCGTACTTCTTACGCAGGTTTTCCTCGCGCGTTTTGTTCGCTTTGTCTATTTCCGCGTCCGCGTCTTTGCGCCAATCCGCTACAAACTTCGCTACGGCTTCGGCGGTAAGTTTACCTACGATACCGGTAGCTTCTTCCTTGGTATTAACCTGCATGGCGATAACTCGCGCAAGCTGGTTAAGCCCGTCTTTTCGCACGCCCGGAAACTGTGTTTCAAGTAGTGCTACAATTTCGTTTAGTTCCATTTTGATTTTTGGATTTAATTAAACCTGTAACAAAGAAACGTATTATAGTAATACGATTATTCGCATAGCGTTGCAAGTTCTTTACACTCGTTTCAACAATTCAACCGTAAGGGTTGGGCCGCTTCTTGTTCGGCTGTTACTGAGTAAGTGATTTTGCGAACAAATGGCAATGCAGTGTAAGAAACGGCAAAAGAAGGCGATTTTAGCGCATTTTATTCTCCAAACAAGGAAATATACCAGCCAACTGCATAAAGTCGAACAGCGGGCACGAGAAAGGGTAAAAACGGGTATTCTTGCTTCGTCCGTTATCCGGCCCCTCTCGAAAAAGTGGAAAATGGGAATTTTGTTACCGCCGTATTGCTATCATCATTCCGCCGGTTGAACTATCAACATAGCGGCGGTTACTATCATCATTCCGGTAATGTTGGTAGTTAATGTTGCAAGCTATTCCGAAATGTTGGTAGTAGCTTCCGGGGTATGTTCGTAAAGAAAGGTTCCCCCCATACCCCCCTATAAAGAAAC